TGTTCGGCAAGCTCGATCAGGCCACTCGCACCAGGACCGAGCGCGAGCCGATCGGCCGCCACTACGTCAGGAGCTCGACATGACCGTTGCCCGCTACCAGAAGGCCCGCCGGGTGACGCGCGGCGCCAACAAGGCTCGCTACACCAACCAGAAGATCGTGTTGCGTGGCACGACCACGACGTCGCGCCCGACGCTGGCGTCGATCAGCCCGACCACCGCTGTGCACGGGGCGGCCAACATCACGATCACCTGCACCGGCACCCTGTTCGTGTCCGGTGCGACCAAGGTGACCTTCGACGGCATCGACCAGCCGACCACCTTCGTCAGCGCCACCTCGGTGACTGCCCCCTACCCGCTGGCCAGCGTGCCGGCGGCCAAGGTGGTGTCGGTCAACGTGCGCAACAACACGCTGCTGTCGACCACGCCGCGCAGCCTCACCATCACATGAGCACCCGCGACCCCAACGGACCGACGCTGTGCCGCGAATGCATGGTGCGCACCGCCGAGGACAACGGCTCCGAGACCTGCTTCCTGTGCCGCGTCAGTTCGGTCGGGTTCTCATTCCGTGGCGGTGGCGGCTACACCCGCGATTCCTTCCACGACTACACCAACGCGGAACGACGGTCAGAAATCCTGGGCGATCGCGTGCTCGGCGTCGACGTCGAGCCAGCTTCGACGTACGGCTGGGGGTGATCCATGCCGCCGATGAAGCTGACTGACAAGCTGCAGTTCAACCGCGACGAAGTGGAGCGCTCGAAGCGCTGGCGATCGGACCACTACGACGACCTGTGGCACCGGATGATCGAGCTCTACCGGGGCAAACAGTACGCCGCCGCCGACAAGAACGACCGCCTGGTGATCAACCTGGTGTTCGCCACCAAGAACGTGATCGCCCCGGCCGTGGCGATCAACAACCCGCGCTTCGTGGTCAACGCCCGCAAGCCCGACAACGCCCCCAACGCGGTGATCGTCGAGGAGGTGCTCAACTACCTCTGGCGCTGTCACCACTACCAGGATGAGATCCGCCTCGCCGTCGACGACTGGATCCTCGCCGGCCACGGCTGGACCAAGTGCGGCTACCGCTTCACCAAGCCCCCTGAGGTCAAGGCGACCGGCGAGCTCGGTGGTGGCGAGAACTCGATCGAGACCGGTGACAGCGAGGGCATCGATGACCGGCTGCCGATGCCGGGCAACGTCGAGTCGGAGTCGACCGCCGTCGTGGCCGATCGCCCCTACCTCGAACGCATCAGCATCTTCGACATGTTCGTCGACCCGGACGCCCGACTGCCTCGGGAAATGCGATGGATCGCTCAACGCATCTGGCGACCCGTCCAAGACGTCCGGGTCGACTCTCGCTACGACCGCAAGGCGCGCCAGGCGGTGTCGACCACGACCCGCTTCGTGAGCACCGGCCAGGGTGACAGCGATGGGCGCAGCGACATCGATGCCGCCGACGAGGGGGCGATCAGCTACTGCGAGATCATCGAGTTCTACGACCTCAAGCGCAACGAGGTGTCGACGTTCGCCCTCGCCGGCGATGCCGTCAACGAGGGCTCGGCGATCAACGACAGCTACCTGATCAAGCCGGCCCCGATCCCCTACGGCAGCGGGCACCCGTTCCTGATGCTGCGCAACTACGAGGTGCCCGACCACTTCTACCCGATGGGTGAGATCGAGTCGGTCGAGTCGCTGCAGCTGGAGCTCAACGAGACCCGCAACCAGATGCTGAACCACCGCAAGCGGTTCGCTCGCAAGTGGATCTACGCGCGGGACCTGTTCGACGAGGACGGGGTGCGGGCCCTCGAGTCCGACGTCGACAACTCGATGGTGCCGGTGATGGGCGACGCCGACCCCAGCCGCTCGATCGCCCCGCTGCCCTCGGTCGGCACCCCGCCCGACTTCTACAACCAGTCCCAGCTGATCGAGGACGACATCAACACGGTCAGCGGCGTGAGCGACTACGCCCGCGGCCAGCCCGAGTCGGCGATCCGGCGCACCGCCACCGAGGCGGCGATGATCCAGGACGCTGCCAACTCCCGCAGCCGGGACAAGCTGGCCAAGATCGAGTCGTACCTGTCGGAGTGCGGCGAGAAGATCATCGGCCTGATGCAGCAGTTCCTGACCGGCGAGCAGGTGGCGCGCATCACCTCGGTCGCCGGTCGAGCGTGGGTCAACTACGACGCCGACTACCTCCAGGGCGACTACGACTACGAGGTGGAGGGTGGCTCGACCGAGCCCCGCAACGAGGCCTTCCGGCGTCAGTCAGCGCTGCAGCTGGTCGACGCGATGGCCCCGTTCGTGGAGGTCGGGGTGGTCAACCCCAACGGGCTGGCGCGCTACATCCTGCAGTACGGCTTCGGCATCAAGGACACCTCGTCCCTGCTCAACGGGCCGATGGAACAGCAGATGCAGCAGCAGCAGGTCGACCCGAATGCCCAGCCTCAGGGCCCGCTGCCACCCGAAGGCGGCCCACCGCCACCGGATGCGATGCCCGTGCCGGCCGACCTGGCCGGCGCGGGCCCGCCGATCGAGCAGATGCCCATGGGGACCGCCCCACAGATTCCACCGGAGTTGCTTGCACAGTTAGGCGGGTGATCTGTGGTTCAATGGCGCTCGACACAGAGCAACCAGGAAGTAGGACTCGATCGTGTCGGACCCCTACCCCCTCAGCGGGGATTCCGAACCACCTGATCCCGCGCCAAGCGGAGACATCGGCTGGGATGGAGACAACGCCGACCAGGCACCACCAGAACCAGAGCGTTCGTACCTAGAGCTCGACGATGACGTGGCCAACCGCTACGTCCGCGTCAAGGTTGACGGCCAGGACGAAGAGGTTCCACTGCGAGAAGCGCTTTCGGGCTACAGCCGCACCGCGGACTACACCCGCAAGACACAGGAGCTAGCGCAACAGCGTCAGCAGGCCGAGTACGCACTCACTCTCGAGCGAGCACTGCAGTCTCAGCCGGCGGAGACCCTCCGCATCCTTGCTCAGCAGTACGGCGTGGACTTCGGTCAGCAGGCGGCACCCTCACGGGAGTCGAGCTACGAGGACGAGGACGACAACCCCTACGCCGATCCGACCGAGCGACGCATCGCCCAGTTGGAGCGCCAGAACCAAACCCTGGCTCAGCAGTGGGAGGAACGTCAGGCCAACGAGCACCTGCGGACCACGGTCGGCCAACTACAGCAGCGGTACCAGCTGAGTCAGGACGATGTTCGCGAGGTCGTCTCGTCGGCACTAGAGCGGGGCATGGGCCCCGACAGCTTCGAGATGATCTGGAAGAACATCGCCTTCGATCGAGCGATGACGGTCCAGCAGCAGCATGCTGCGCGTCAGGCGGCTGCCAACCAGCAGCGCCAGGCGGCGGGCCAGAACGCTCAGCAGCTGATCGGCAACGGTGGATCTGCAACACGCGCAGGCACCTCACCCGCCCCGGCCAACGCTGGTCCCATGACCATCGCCGAGGCCTTCGAGCAAGCGGAGCGCGAGCTCAGTCGCAAGCCGTAGGCCGCACACCCCGAAGGGGTTCCCGTGGCCGCAGCCAACCCATCGCATCTCCCCGTCAACTGGGACGACATGTTGACGACGACGATGCACAACTACCACAAGCAGCTGACCGACAACATCTTTAACGGTCGGCCGCTCCTCAACTACATGATGTCGAAGGGGCGTGTCCGCAAGATCAACGGCGGCGTCTCCATCGTCGAGCCGCTGATCTACGCCGAGGGCGAGTCCGGCAGCTACTCCGAATGGCAGCAGCTGACGATCACGCCGCAGGAAGGCATCTCGGCAGCCCAGTTCCCGTGGCGCCAGGTGTACGCCACCATCGCCATCTCGGGTCTCGAAGAGGCCATCAACAATGGCAAGGAACAGGTGCTCAGCCTGCTCGAAGCCAAGGTGATGCAGGCCGAGGAGACGCTGAAGAACCGGATGAGCAAGATGCTCTACGGCACCCAGTCGGCACCCGACGCGACCAAGGACTTCCTGTCCCTCGACGCCATCATCGACTCGACCGGAGCGATCGGCGGGATCAACCCGGCGACGGCTGGCAGCGAGTTCTGGAAGTCGATCGAGACCAGCGTCGGCGCCGTCGATGCCACCGGCCTGGAGCGCGCCATGTCGGCGGCGTACCACTCGAGCTCGGACTCGGGCAGCGACCGCGTCGATGCCATCTTCACCGGCCAGGGTGTCTACGAGTTCTACGAGTCGACGCTGACCCCGCAGGTCCGCTACACCGATACCAAGTCGGCGAACCTCGGGTTCATGAACCTGCTGTTCAAGCAGACCCCCGTGTACTGGGACTTCGACTGCCCGGCTGGGGTGATGTACGGCATCAACTCGAAGTACGTCGGGCTGGTGTTCCACTCCGGGCGCTTCTTCGCCCAGACCCCGTTCAGCAAGGGGCTGTCGGAGAACATGGCGTCTGCCCACGCCACGTCCGGCCTCGGGTCCTCGGTCGACGCGAGGTACTCGTTCATCACGGCGTACGGCAACCTGACCACCCGTCAGCGTCGCCGCCACTTCAAGCTGACCGCTGTCAGCGCGGCCCCCTGACCTCGTTCCCGACGCGGGAGGGCGCCGCAATTCCCTCCCGCGTCGGACCACCAGGAGAATGATGAACGACATCTCCCCGTACGGGGTCACCCAGAACGCCGACGCCGAGCGCATCACCGCCGACGAACTGGTCGGCGAGCGCGCCGGCTCGATCCGCGAGAACGCCGTGTTCGGCTCGGCGGCTGGGTTCTCCACTGCCCCCTACGTCCCGCCGCTGCGCCAGCGCGTGGACTTCTGCAAGGCCAAGGGCGACACCTGCAAGGCCCGCCCGATCCGCGGCACCGACCTGTGCGTGTTCCACTCGCCGGGTCAGGCCCGTCCAGATCGGATCGGCGACACGGAGTGAACCTGCAGGACCTGCGGGACTACATCCGCATGCAACTCGACATGGACAGCGAGGAGCTCCCGAACGCCATGCTCGACTCCTACATCTCCGAGGGCTACACCCGGATGATGTCGATGGAGAACCGCTGGCCCAGCCTCGAGTCGCGCTGGGAGATCGTCAAGGAGCCCGGCACCCCTGACATCGCCCTGCCCGCCGACTGCGATCCGTCGGGGCTGTTCTCGGTGGTCGACGGTGACAACGGCATGCGCCTGGTGCAGGTCTCCAACGAGCAGGCCGAGGACAATTTCTCCCAGATCGCCACGACGACGATCCCCGTCTACTACACGATCTGGGGCGGGGTGCTGCGCCTCAGCCCCGACCCCGACACCGGCCGCACCATCCGCCTGCGTGGCTACCGCTACCCCTCCAACTGGGTCGCCGGCGGTGCTGGCGCGGTCATCGACGCCGACCCGCGGCTGCACATCCTGCTCGCCCACTTCGCCATCGCCCTGTGCTACGCCCAGCAGGAGGACGAGGTCCTCGAGGACGTCTACATGAAGCGGTTCCAGGCGGGCTTCGCGGCGGCGCGCAATGCCATCTGCAACCCACGCCACAACCGCCCGCTGATCTATGCCGGGGGCCTGCCCCTCGGTGGCCTCGGACATCAGACCGCGGTCTGGGGACCCCCGGTGAACCCCTGATGGCCAACCGTCTCGACCCCATCAACATGGTCGACTTCTCGGGCGGGCTGAACACCCGCGCCTCACCGTTCCAGCTGGGCGAGAACGAGACCCCCGAGACGCTCAACGTCTCGGCCGACCGCCTCGGCGGGATCTACAGCCGCGCTGGCTGGGATCTGTGGACGACCAACGATCCGTGGTCCGAGCTCGAGGCGTGGGACCCCCGGCGGGCTTACCTGCACTCGCTGAGCTCGGGTGACGAGGTGGTCTACGTCGCCGCCAACGACACCGTCTACGGCTCGCACGGGGGCCAGGCGGTCGACGATCTCGTGATTCCCTGCGGCGCCGAGACCCACCTCGTCGACTTCGCTGCTCTCGGCGACACCGTCTACATCGCCTGCGGGCGGGAGTTCCAGAGCCACAAGCGCGTGGGCACGGCCGCCCCGACGGCGCTCACTGCTTCGGGAGCGGCCAACTGGAACGACGATTACACCGCCCCGGTCGGCGGCAAGATGCCCAAGGCCGAGGTCTGCGAGAGCCACGGTGGCTACCTGTTCGTCGCCAACCTCGAAGAGGACGGCGTCGACCAGCCCAACCGCATCCGCTGGTCGCACCCGACGAGCACCGAGGACTGGGCGGCGCTCGACTTCATCGACATCGCCTCCGAGGGTGACCGCATCACCGCCCTGATGTCGTTCCAGGACCACCTGCTGGTGTTCAAGACCAGCGGGGTCTGGGCGATCTACGGCTACGACGCCGACTCCTGGCAGGTGATCAAGAAGTCGACGACGCTCGGTGTGCCGGGCCCGCAGGCGGTGACCCGTTCGGAGACCGCGGTGTTCTTCTACTCGGCCTCCGACCACGGGGGGATCTACGCCTACACCGGCGAGATGCCCGAGGAGATCGCCCAGCAACTGCGGGGTTCGATCAACGAGATCGTCCATCGCGAGCTCGTCTGGGTTGGTTGGTTGCAGCGCAAGCTGTGGGTCACCGTGCCGTGGAGCTACGAGGGTGCCGCCAACGACTCGGCCGGGGTGTTCGTGTACGACCCCGCCGTCGGCGACGCCGGGTGCTGGATGTTCTACACCTCGATGGCCGGCGGGCTCGGCCCGCTGGTCGGTGGCTCCAACATCGACTCGGCGCTGCGCCCGATGGGGGTGCTGCGCAACACCGAGTCACCGTGCATCGTGATGCTCGATGCCAACGAGGCCCAGGCGCTCGACCGGGTGACCGACATCTCGGCGATCGCTGCCACCGGCAGCGCCGGCGACGTGTGGGAGCCGCCTGCGCTGATGAACGATCTCGGCGAGTTGATCATCGCCTCGGGCTCGGCGGGCGCTTTCCCGTTCCGCACTGCCTACCGCACGCCGTGGCTCACCGCTGGCTGGCCGACGCGCAAGAAGTCCTTCCGCCGTCCCGACTTCGTCTGCCGCCGTACCGGGATCACCCATCGCCTGCAGATCCAGAGCTTCCGCGACTACGAGGAGATCAGCCCCCGTCGTCAGCACACCCTGCAGATCGACGGGTCGGGGATCTCGGTCTGGGGGGAGTTCGACTGGGGCGATGGGACGACGTGGGGTGCGGGTGCCGTCGCCGGCAACAAGATCGTGCGCGGTGGCGGGCTCGGGCTGTGCAAGTCCATGCAGCTACGTCTGGTCGGGCTCACACCGGGTGCTCGATGGGGGATCGACGCCATCGTGCTCAAGCTCGTGATGAGACGCTTCCACTAGGAGTCGACCATGCCCATGATCCTGCCCAACGACTTCATCAACGGTCAGAACGCCGACGCCGTACCCATCGAGCAGAACTACCAACTCATCGAGAGCTACGTCAACAACGAGCTCGTCAACCGCGATGGCTCGGTGGCGATGAGCCAGCCGCTGCTGCTGTCGGGCGACCCGTCGGCGGCCAACCATGCCGTCAACAAGGACTACGTCGACGCCAAGGTCGTCGCCGACAAGGCGTACACCGACGCCGCCGTGGCGCTCAAGGTCTCCAAGGCCGGCGACACGATCACCGGCCCCCTCAATTTCAAGATCCCCACCGACGACCCGATCCGGCTCTACAAGAATGCCGCCGCCACCTACACCTACATGGCCTTCATGGACGAAGACCAGCTGACCCGGCGCGGGTGGGTGGGTATCGACCCCAACGACGACATGTATCTCGTTTCCGACACCGGCACGGCCGTCATCGTCGCCAACGGCAGCGGTAAGACCGTCCGGCTTGTCGGGGTGAGCGGCACCGAAATCGACAACGGTGTCAACATCCGGTCGACCGGACCGGGCGGCTACGGCCTCAACGTGGCGTCCGGGCCGAACTACATCCACGGTGGCCTCAACGTCTACGACGGCCTCAACATCGCCTCGGCTGGTGCGGGTGGCTACTGCCTCAACGTGGCGGCCGGGCCGAACT